GTCTCCTGTGTGTGAGTGGGTTACTTGCGGGTCGCGATGTACTGCACGATGCGGGTGGCCAGCTGCGCCCCGGTGTCGGCCGTGATGCCCCGCGAGAAGTGCCGCACGAGGGAGTCGTGCGTGTGCCGATTGCCGACCGCGCAGCCGACCAAGTCGACGCCCAGCGAACGCCACCGCCCCGCATCCACGTCGCCGTCGGTGAGGTTGCCGTCGGTGTAGATGAGCACCGTGTCAGCCGCTTGCAGCGCGGCCTTGTGTGCGCCCAGCGTCGCATCGACCGACTCGCAGCCCATCTGGCACGGGAACCGCCCCAGCAGCGACGGGTTCAGCGTCGGCGGCACCACGCAGTGGCTGCGACCGCCCGTGAGAATCAGCTGCACGTCGAGCACCCCCTGCCGATGCAGTAGCAGCAGCGCGGCTGCGAACGCTGCGCCGTGCCGCCGCCAGTCACCCTGCATGCTGCCCGACTGGTCGAAGACGGCGACCACGCGCCGCTTGCCGCCGCGCTGCTCGGCTTGCCGGAAGCTGGACGGGTCGCCCGTCATGACGCCTCGCACATGCACCCGGCTGCCGCTGGTCGCCGTGCGCACCCGTGCCGAGTCGACGCTGCCGAGCATCTGCGCCAGCCGTCGAGCGATGCCACGACTCTGCGACATGTCCGGCAGCTTGTGCCCGGCGCGACGTGCGAACTCGTCGTCCGACAGTCGCAGCGTGTCGAGGCTGCGGTCGAGGAAGAACTCCAGCCGTCGCTGCTCGACGGGCGGCAGCTTCGACGGGTCGACCGTGTCGAACGGCTTGCCGTCGTAGTCCATCGGCGTCCCCGTCGACCCGGTGCCCTTGTTGGAGGGCGTGTACCCTGCGCCGTACCGCGACGGCATGCCGGGCACGTCCTGCGGATTCTGCTTCGCCGTCGGGAACGTGTCCATCCAATCCTTCGCCAGTCGCAGCACGTCCCACGTCGTGCCAGCGTTGGCGAACTCCTGCGCGAACGTGCGCAGCACGTCCTCGGTCGGCTTGCTCGCCTCACTGACACCGCTGCGCACTCGCGCCGTCATGGGCTCGCCGTTCCAGTACCCGTCGATGAGTCTGGTGCCATCGGAGCGGGTGCTGCACTCGGCGCGGATATACGCTGCCAGCCATGCGAGCGGCTCGCTGCGCGACGAGGCGATGCGCAGCGGGTGCAGATTGTACTCGCACCACATGAAGCAGTCGCCCTCTGCGACCCGTGCCTTGTGCTCGATTCGCAAGTCTTCGCAGAGGTTCAGCAGCGAGAACGGCACCCCCAGCTTGTCGGCTTCCTTCGCCAACTCGTCGAGGTCGCGCGCCGTCACGAGGCCGTGCCACTTCTCGTGCCGCAGCAGCGCCGTGCCGTACGCCAGCCGCCGCTTGCGTGACGGCTTCGGCACCCGGTCGAGAGTCAGTGTGAACATCGGGTCGAGGTTCACGACGTGCTCGCCGGGCTTGTGTCCCCGCTTGCGGCTCGTCGCATCCCAGCGCCACGACGCCGTGCCACCGCACGGCACGTTCTGGAACTTGACCCGCTCCCCGGTGCGTGTCGCCAAGTCGAGCAGCTGGCCGCCCGGCTTCCGCGCCATGTTGAATACCGTCCGCCAGTCGGGCGTCTTCGCTCGTGGTGCCGTGCTGCTCGTGCTGCTCGTGGTGCTCGTGCTCGTGGACATGTTGCGTTGCTCCTGTCGGTGTGAGTGAGTGAGAATCAGAGGCTGCGAAGCATCGAAGTCCAGCCGTCGCACACGGCGACCGACTGCGGGTCGGTGTCGCCCAAGTCAGCGTTCCAGTGCGCCGTGTTATCTGCGAGGCGGTCGGCTGCCCACTTCCCGACGGCTGCGACCGACGGCGTCTCTGCGAACTGCGCGGCACGCTCCAGCATGCGCATGTCGACCGGGAATCGCAGCTTCCCCTCTGCGACGGCACTGCGAGACTCGGTGACAATCTGCGCCCACGCCTTGGCCAGCACGTCGCCGCTGTCGGGGATGCCGTGCGCTGCGAGGATGGCCGCTGCGACCGCTTGCACCGTAGCCGGAGTGAAGTCGAGCCGCACCGTTTCCCAGCGTGACCAGAACGCCTCGACGGGCTGCAACATGCCGAGATTCGTCGCGCCGACGAGGTGCAGTCGAGCGGCGTCGCACTCCAGCACTTCCAGTGCCCCGTCGGCGTCGACGCGCCGGGTACGCAGTCGGTAGCAGCGCGTCCCGTCGGGCCGCTTCACGCCCGTCAGGAACGAGAGCAGCCACTCCTGCGCTCGCGGTGCCAGTCGCAGCACCTCGTCGAGCAGCAGCAGCACGTTCTTCCCCTGCGACGCCGTGCGAACGGCTTGTGTCAGGACGCCGTCGACGGTGATAAAGCCGCCCTTCCCGTCGGGCATCGGGGAGCCCAGCAGCGTCGCGATTTCGTCCATGTCATCGCTACAGCCGTGCTCCAGATAGGCGTCGTACGCTGCGGCGAACGTGCGCACCCCGTACGACTTGCCCAGCGACGGCGGCGAGCAGAGCAGCACGTTCGCGGGGGCCTCTTCGCCCGGCGTGTAGAACTTGCCCAGTGCCTCGACGATGGGGTTCGGGTCGCTTCCTGCGGCCAGTGCGACTCGCACCCTCGCACGGGTTGCCGGGGTCGCCGTGTGCAAGGCATGCGACACCGCCTCCAGCCGTCCCCGCAAGTCCGAGATATTCGACCCCAGCGAGTCGCATCGCGACGAGAGCCGCTCGTCGATGGCGTCGGCGGCTTCGACGGCGTCGGTGATGCCGTTGCGCAGCGGGTCGAGCATGCCGTCGACGAGCGACCGCACGGCGTCCTCGTCGATGCCGCCCGTCTTCGCCGTCAGCGCGTCGCGCAGCGACCCCAGCAGCGCGTCGACATCGGGGTCGCTTGCAGTCTTCGCACTGCGAGGGGCTGCCGTCGTCGCCTCGCTGCTGCCCCGGCGTCGGTCGTCGATGCCCGGCAGCATCGGCTTCCCACGCACCGACTCGAAGCGCTTGGGGTCGCAGTACCGAGCGAGGAACCGCTCCAGCTTCCCGTCGCGGGGGACGTACAGAATCACGTCGACCGTGTTACCTCCTGCGACGAGCACGTCGGCGTAGCAGCCGTTCGCCTTGATGCTGGACGTTCCCTCGTGCTCCTGCGGGGTGCCGTCCGCGTCGCACGGCGTGACTGCGAACGTCGGGGCGCTGCTGGTGGTCCGGATGCGCTGGCCGACGCGGAACGGGGTGCTGCTCTTGGTGCTGGACATTGTGCTACTCTCCTGCCCCTGTGGGGCGTTGTGGGGTCGCATCGCGACCCCGTGGGTTGGGTACTGCTGGCACTGCGAGACTGCGAGACACTGCGGGGCGCTTCACGAGCGGCTGGGACGCTTGCGGCACCCCTTCCAGAGCGCGGACGTGTCGGCGGTCTTCTCTGCGGCGTAGACCGCCTTGAGGGTGGTCCACGCATGCTTCACGCGCCGCTTCGCCGTCATGCTCGGATAGAACCGCTCCGACTCGTCCATTCCCTCTTCGACCGCGTAGAGCGCCAAGCATCGCGCATGCCAGAGCGCTTCGCACATCTGCGCCCACTGGTGCTCCGACATCTCGATGATGACACGGCCGCCCTGCTTGCTGCTCTTGGTGCTCTTGGTGCTCTTGGACATGCTGACTCTCCTGCCCCAGTGGGGCAATAGGTGAACGTGACGCCGAAGTGGCGGCACGTCAGAAAGATACACGCATGCATTGACATGTACAACGTCAGCGCAAGTTGTTGAATATCAGCGACTTAGCATGCGACGACGTGCGACGAAAGCGAGGGGGCGCGGCGGTTGATGTGGTGGCGCGGTTCGGGCCGCGTGGCCCTCGCCCGTGCGCGTCTCATACGGCGCAGCGGCCCTGCGACGCTGCGAGGGCGCAAGTCACGACGCCGCAGCGACTTACGGCGCTTTCGCAGCTCGCAGCGGTGGCAAGCTGCGAGGGGATGGAACGCGCACCGTGCGCACGGCGCGTGACGCGGCGAGGGAGGGGGGTATGCGCCCGCGTGCCGCTCGCAGCGGATATACCACCCCGTCACGGCCAGTTGCGAGTGGTACAAGTCAAGCGTAGCATGTCTAGCATGCCAGCCAAGAAAAAGCAGGACACGGAGATGCCGCGCAGCGCGGTATTCGAGGCGGTGTTTGACGGGATGGCCAACGGGAAGACCGTCGCGGACGTAGCGCGGGAACTCGGCCTCCGCCCCGGTACGGTGCGCAAGTGGCTCGGGGAGGACGAGGCGGCGTACACCCGGTACCAGCGCATGCGTCCCTTGTTGGGCGCAGCGTTTGCGGAGGAGGCGGTGCTCGTGGCGCGGAATACGACCAATGCGGCGAGCGCCGCCGACCGACTGCTGGTCGAAACGCTGAAGTGGGCGGCGGCGAAGAGCGCTCCGGCAGACTACGGGGAGCGCCAGACGGTCGAGCATCAGGGGCAGCAGACGCTGCAAGTCAAGGTGATTGAGGAGGAGCGCCCCGTGAAGAACGTGCAGGCGCTGAAAGCCAGCGCGGTGGCGGGTGTGCTGCAGGCAGGCACGGAACTACCCGCTGATTTGCTCTAAAACGGCGCAGGAAGCCCGAACGGGGTCGGGGAGGGGCTGGGGTAGCCCTCCCCTTTTTTGCGCCCTAAAACCCGAAAAAACGCCGTTTGCGCAAAAAGTAGTTAGCAAGGAGTAACGTTACTCTGTTACTAGTTACTAGTATATAAAGGGACTAGTAGCAGAGTACTAGATGTAAAGTACTTTGGCGCAAATATTTCCCTCTTGCGCAAGTTGGGTTTTGGTGCTACACATACACTCGCAGAAGTACGCGCTAGCATGTCAAGCATTGTGCGGTCATTGAGGGCTGCGTTGTCAGGGGGGATTCGGATAGCCTCCTCCAGCAACCGAGCCGCTGCCAAGCGGATTCAGCTGGCCCAGCGCAGAACGACCTGAGCCGCACTCACATAGCAGGAGACTCGTGGCCGCGTCCAAGTCCAAGCCATCCGAGGTCAGCGTCCGGCTGCACAAGCTGCATCCGGGCCAGAAACGGGTCGCGGAACATCCCGCCCGGTTCCGAGTGGTCATGTGCGGACGCCGCTACGGGAAGTCGGCGCTAGGGATTCGGTGGCTGTGCGACGGGGCGATTGCGGGAGAGCCGGTGGCGTGGTTCGCCCCCAGCTACAAGCTGGCGCTGGAGGCGTGGCGCGAACTGCTGGAGCGTTTGCAGCCGATTACCTCTCGTGTAAGCGAGCAAGACAAGCGACTGGAACTTGTCACGGGGGGCGTGATTGAGGTCTGGACGCTGGACAGCCCGGACCCGGCCCGTGGTCGTAAGTACGCCCGCGCCGTGATTGACGAAGCGGGCATTGTGCGCGACCTGTTGGAGATTTTTCAGGCCGCCATTCGCCCGACGCTGGTGGACCTGTCGGGTCGAGCGCTGATTCTGGGGACGCCCAAGGGGCGTCGGCACGGGTTTGTGGTGCTGTTTGCGCGGGGCGAGCGGGGCGATGACCCGGATTGGGCCAGCTTTCGGGCCAGTACACTGGACAACCCGTACATCCCGGCGGAGGAAGTCGAGGCAGCGCGACGCGAGTTGCCGCCCGAGGTCTTCCAGCAGGAGTTTGAGGGTATCCCGACCGACGATGGGGCCAACCCGTTCGGGTTGGAGGCGATTCGCAAGTCGGTGGGCACCCTGTCGGACCAGCCTGCCGTCGTCTACGGGGTCGATTTGGCCCGTTCGGCGGACTTTACCGTCGTGATTGGGCTGGATGCGTGGCGCAAAGTAGCGGTTTTAGAGCGCTGGCAGCTACCGTGGGCTGCGACGAAGAGCAAAATCGCGGCGTTAGTGGGGTCTACGCCGGTGGTGGCGGACGCCACGGGCGTTGGCGACGCGATTGTCGCAGATTTGCAGGGGATGGGGGTCGTGGTGACCCCGCATGTGTTCACCCAACCCAGCAAACTGCGGCTGATGCAGCGCCTGATTGCGAGTTTTCAGGGGAATGAGCTGCATATCCCCGACGGATGGCTGGTATCGGAGCTGGAAGCGTTCGAGTTCACCTACACGGCGACCGGTGTACGCTACGAAGCCCCCAAGGGACTGCATGACGACGGGGTGATGGCGCTCGGGTTGGCGTTATACGGCTGGGATAGGGTGCAAGGGGTGGTGCCAGAGGCGATGCCGCTGCCACGGTCGGCTGGGGATGACCCGACGGCGGTGATGGCACCGGACGAACTGGTGCGCCTTGGGGTCACAACCGGAAACTTTGCGAAACAACTGCCCTTGGAGGGCTGGTAATGCCAGAGAAGCTGCGTGGGATGGAGGCGGTCGCCCGGAAGATGGAGGGGCGCAAGCCGATGATGAAGCGGAAGCCCGGTATGGCGGTCATGATTGCGATTGGAGCGCCCAAGTCCGCGCCGAAGGCCAAGCCGGAGGCCGAAGAGGAGGACGCGCCGACGATGACGACCTCCAAGGCCGAGCGGATTGCGCGACTGCAGGCTAAAATCGCCTCCCTCAAGGCTGAACTCGCCCTGCTGGAGGACGAGGACGAGATGGAAGAGGTGGAGGAAGAGGCGTACAAGGAAGACGCCGAGATGGAGGATGAGGAATGACCAGCATCATGTTGCCTTCGAATCTTCGGCAGATGTTTTCGCCGGGTCAGAGCATCGGGACGCAGGCCAGCCCTGAGGAGCTGCGGCAGCGGATGCTGCAGGCCCAGCAGGGGCTTCGCGGGATGACGCCGCCCTCGCCAGAAATGCAGAATCTTGCCGTGCAGGAGCAGGCCAAGTATGATGCGTTCCGTCAGGATAAAATGCGTGGGATGAACGACGCGCAGCGTCGTGTGTTCGAGCAGGCGCAGGCGCTTGGCAGTGGCGTTGACCCGATTGCCGTGGCCTACGGCGGCGAAGGGGCGCTCGGTCAGGCGCAGCGAATGGTGCAGATGCAGGCTCAGCAGGCGTCTGCCCCACAGCAACTGAGCTTTACTCGCTTGGACCCGTCAACGATGCCGGTCCTCAAGCAGCAGCCGCAGGGCGTTGGGCAGGGCGTTCCAATGCAGGGTGGCGGAAATATTGCGTACAGCAAGGCCCCGGCCTCGCCGCAGCCCATCCTGCAGCAGGGCGCGATGCCCGGACGGGCGATGCCGCCGATGGCGCAGGGTCGTCCGATGGGTCAGCCGATGGGCGGCATGCGTCCGGCGGCTAAGCCAGTGGCTCCGCCGATGCAGGCTCGCCCAATGGGCGGGGCGCGTCCGATGGTCAAGTCGGCTCCTCCGCCGCAGCCTGCCCGCCCTATGGGTGGGGCGCGTCCGGCCGTGAAGGCTCCGGCTCCGGCCCCGATGGGTCGTGGCCCGGCCGCTCCGCGTCGGTACAAGTAAGTGGCGAAGTCCCCGGCGTGGCAGCGAGCCGAGGGGAAGAACCCCGAGGGCGGCCTGAACGAAAAGGGTCGGGCTAGCCTGCGGGCTGCAGGGCACAACATCAAACCGCCCGTCAAGCGAGCGGAAGCAGCGCGTTCGCCCAAGTCGGCTAAGCGGCGTATTGCGTTTTGCCGTCGCATGAAGGGCATGAAAGCCAAACTCACCAGCGCAAAGACGGCGAACGACCCGGATTCGCGCATTAACAAGAGTCTTCGAGCATGGGATTGCTAACTCGCATCCGTGACGTGGTGTTGCAGGCGGTGAACCGGCTCAAGGCACCGCCCAAGCACCGCGAGGTGCCGCCGCCGAGTGCGCTCGACGCGGCGTGTGTGCTGTATAACTGCCGCTACGAGCGGTCGGTGTTCCCGACCGGCGAAGTGCAGATGATGCTGGTTCGTCCAGACGCCTCGCTGTCGGCCGTTGGGCCGACGACGGCAGCAGCGACGGAGAACGTACTGGAAAAGGCACGGAAGTGCTGGGCCACGCTGTGAATCGGCGCTGGTGGCAGCTGAAGAATCTGTCGCACCGCCTCCGGGGCTGGCAGGAAGAGGCCAAGCGGCTGGCCAAGATTGGGTTCAACGCCGAGCTGCGGGCGCGGGTCAAGCACCCCGACGCGGACTGGGTGGACTTGGGCGTGGCCTCGCGGCGGGTCATCACGACCGTCGGCGCGGGGTTCATCGTCGATGCCTTCCAGAATCTGGTCGAGCTGGAGGCGATGAACTACCACGACTCTGGCACGGGGACCAACGCCGAGTCGGCTGGCGATACCGGATTGCAGACGCCTGCGGGTCCGGCTCGCGTAACCGGGACGCAGTCCGAGGGCACGTCGGTTCAGTACAAGACCGTGGGCACGATTAGCTACACCACGTCGCAGGCCATCACCGAGCACGGCATCTTCAGCGCCTCGACCTCCGGGGTGCTGCTGGACCGCTCGGTCTTCACGGCCATCAACGTGGTCAACGGCTCGCAGATTGAGTTCACCTACACGCTCACCGTGAGCACGGGCACCTAATGGCCGATAACATTGGGTACACGCCGGGGTCGGGCGCCCTCGTCGCCAGCGATGAGGTGACCTACTCGGGTGACACGTCGCTCGTGCAGCTGATGCGGCCGGTGGTCGTGTCGGGCAGCGAGGGGTCCAAGACGGTGGTGGACCTGCCGGGCGACAACACGAACGGGCTGGATGTGGATGTGACCCGCGTGTCGGGGAACGTGACCGTGGTGCAGGCCACGGCCGCCAACCTGAACGCGACGGTCGAAGGCACGGTGACGGCCAACGCAGGCACGGGCAGCTTCACGGTCGTGCAGAGCACGGCGGCGAACCTGAAGACCGATGCCAACATCACGAACGCGGTGGTCACGATTGGCAACGGCAGTGACGCCATCTCCGTGGACACCAGCTCGACGGACGCCGAGTCGAACGCCGTCAACACGTTGCACACGCAGGCCCGACACTTCCAGTGGAATGGGTCCACATGGGACCGGGTACGGGCGCATGCCACGGTCAACGACTGCGCGACGTTCACGTCGGCGCAGACCGGCACCGCGCTGTGGACCCCGGCCAGCAACTTCTCCGTGGTCATCACGGCGCTGCAGATTCAGAGCTACGGCACGACGGCGGGCACCTGCGTCGTGTGGTTCGGCGCGTCGGGCGATACAACGTACAATCGTGGCACGGACTTCGCGCTGTTCGACGGCGAGTTTGCGCCAAGCAACACCAACAAGCCGGGCGTGTTTGTCACGTTCCCGACGCCGGTGCGTGGGTCGCAGAACTACGTCCTGCGCCTGACCACGACGAACGCGCAGTCCGTGACGGTCAGCGTCTGGGGCTACGAAATCTAAGTGGCTACCACGCTGTATTTTCGTAATTTGGGCTCGACGCTGGGCGGGGCTGGCGACCGTGCGATGTCGCAGCGCATTGGCCGTCCGCGCACCACGGCGACGACCACCACGACATCGGGCGGGACAAACATTCAAATCACGGCCACGGCCGGCGGACAGGTGTTGACGTGGTACAGCGAGCCGCTCACGGCAGGGGTGACAATCTCGCTGCTGACGAATGTCTCGCTGTGGTGCCGCGAGTCGGCCAACACAGTAAACGCTGGTATCGCGTTGCAAGTAGACCGGACGAACAACTCCGGGACGGTGCAGTCCACGATGATTACGCGGCGTGTGATTGGTGCCGAGGCCGGTACCACGTCAGCGGTGCGAACGGCCAGCATCACGCCGACCTCGACGACGTTCAGCGCGGGCGACCGAATCAAGTTCACGGTCTCTGTAATCAACGTCGGCACGATGGGCGCGGGCACATTCGACTTCGACTACAACAACTTCCAGCAGGGTCTTGTGGGCGCAAGTTTTGTGACCTTTAACGACGACTTCCGCACGGACGATATTCTTGACGTGCCAGCGTATGAAATCATTGGCTCGAATGGATATAAGGGGTAGACATGAGTGAGATTTGCCTCGGGGCATACGAGACGCTGGCAGATGCGGAGACGGCGCTGGAATCGCGGAAGGAGCCGGTGGCGGAGCTGCGGATTGCCTCGGACGGCGACTCGGCGCACCCGTTCCGTATCTGGTGGGCGCGGGTCGCGTAAGGTATGTCGCTCCTCCTGCTCCTGCAGTCGCAGGGCGCTCCGCCGACGCCGCAGGCGGTCAGCGGAACCCTGACGATGGCTGGGGCGCTGACATTTGAGGTCGAAACACCGGTGGCACTTGCCGGGACGCTGACGATGAGTGGAGCGCTGACGACGGTGCTGGACACGTTGGTGGCGTTGGCAGGAACGTTAACGGCGGCTGGAACGCTCGCGCAGGCGCTGCGAGTGCCCAAGGCGCTGAGTGGCACCTTGACTGCAGCCGGGGCGTTAGTATCGTCGTATATTCCGCCAGCAGTCGTTGACCTGTTGACCACGCTGTTTCGTAGAAATCAAACCGATTGAGGATTTATGGCTGAGTACTCTGGTCGTTACATCACGCAGTGGGCTGAGGTAGCCACGCAGAATACCAATGCAGCGGCGACGGCGACGAAGGCTGGCGTGGCGGGACAGCGCCACTTCATCACCGGCTACAGCGTATCGTGCTCTGCAGCTCCGGGCGCGGCAGTGAGCGTCACGATTACTGATGGCGCGACGACGGTGGAGCGGGTAGAGCTTCCGGCAGCGGCGTTCTCGCCGGTGGTGGTCAACCTGAGCGCTCCGATTCGCTGTGGCATTGATTCGGCGGCGGCGATTACCTGCCCAGCGGTTGGTGGAACGACCCGTTCGACGGTGGTGCTGCGCGGCTTCACGCTGTATCAGTGATGATAACGCTCTTCGTGCATGTGCTGTGGGCCTCGGTGGCCGTGTATGCCTTGCATACCGTGCTGCAGGCCGTGGCCCTCTTTGCGCCAACGATTGAGAATGAAGATTTCCCGAACGAACTAGTTGAAGTTCCGGACGACCTGCTTGCGGTGGCGTCGCAGGAGCGCGAATCGTGGGCGCAGGAGGAAGTTGTGCGAGCGATGCGAGAGCGGTACGAAGAACTGAAGGACTGGAACAAAGTGCGCGGCGCGTTCGGCGTCGGTCGCATCGACTAACGCCTCCTGCTTATGACCATTCCATACACTGATGCTTTGCTGGGCGACGCCTTCGAGCGAGCGATGGAAGGGTTTAGCAACGACCCTGCTGCGCCCAACGCGCAGGTCGAGCCGAACCCGCCGGAGGACACCGGCGCAACGCCAGAGGAGGATTTCTCTGCGCTGCAGCGAGCGCTGTATGGGGCGGACTATCCGGGCGCGGACCCGGACACGGCCAAAGACCTGAACGCATGGGCGTCATGGACTCGTGGTCTGTGGGAGTCCCGGCGCGAAGCGGTGCAGATGCACCTCCACTTGGTGGAGCGAAATCGCCTGTTCCGGGCCGGGCAGCAGTGGATTTCTGCGAACGGCCTCGGGCCGTGGCGGGAACCGGCCCGTCCGCGTGATGCGGCGCGGGTCGTGTACAACATGATTGACAAGGCGCTCGACCAACGCTTGCAGATTCTGATTGACCAGCGGCCCGGATTCTCGGTTACGCCGACGACGCAAGACCCGGACGACCGCCGCAAGGCGCAGGCGCAGCAGTTGGCGCTGGAGTACCAGCACGACCAGCTGCAGATGCAGCGCATGTCTCGCGAAGCGGCGTTCTGGGCGCAGACGGACGGCATCAGCTTCTGGCATCTGTATTGGGACTCCGACCGTGGCCCGTGGGACGAGCGGCTAGGGTCTAAGCCGGGCGAGAAGAAGCCGTTGGGCGACATTGGCTGCCAGACGCTGCGAGTCGAGCAGGTGCGAGTCAGCCCGAACGCAACGGCTACGCAGGCTCCGCATTGGGTTGTGGTGCGCGAAGTGATTAGCCGCTCCGAGGCCGCGTTCCGCTACGGCGTGACGGGGTTGGATGCGGCCGACACGACAATGCTGACCGGCAACCAGCCGACTTACAGCGGGTCTGAAGGGATTGGCGCTTGGGTGCTGACGCAGACCACGATTGGCGAGGGCCAGCGGCTCAGGGACGAAGATGTCACCGAGCGGTTCACGGTGTACGTCGCGCCGCACCCGGATGCGCTTCCGGAAGGGCTGCATCTCATCGTCGTGGGCGACAAGGTGGTCTTTGGCCCCGGTCCGCTGCTGTGGAACACCATCCCGGTAGTCGCGATTCGCGATGGGTCCAGCGACCCGTCGTATTATCCGCGCCCGGTGATGGAGCAGTGGATTGACCATCAGATGCGCGTGAACGCCCTGCTGTCTAAGTGGGTCGAGAACATCCGGGTCAACGCTGGCGGACGTTTCCTGACCCGTCCGAACGCCATCGCCACCGAAACGTTCATGGGTGGCGTGACTTCGATGATTGAGATTCGCGGCGCTGGGCCAATGAGTGAGTCTATTCAGCCTGTCAACGGCTTTTCGGTCGGTCAGGACGTGAAGGAGGCGCTCAGTATGGAGAAGACCGCCTTCGAGGACGCTTCTGGCTGGAACGCCGTAAGCCGTGGACAGGCCACGGGTGAGTCGGGCCGTGCCATCATCGCCAGTCGCGAGCAGCTGGAGCGGGTGTTCAGCCCCGCCGTGCAGGCGCTGGCGCAGGCGTACACGGACTGGTGCAAGGTCTGTATGGCGGCGATGGCGTGGGGCTATGATGTGCCTCGGGCGCTCGGAGCCATTGGCAAGGGTCGCCCCGACCTTGCACGGGCGGTGAGTACGACGGATTTCGACGGGCAGTCAGACGTGAAGGTCGAGCCGTCGACGCTTATGCCAATGCCGATGGCCTTCCGCCTGTATCTGTTGGACAACTGGCTGCAGACGGGCGTGATTGACGCGAAGGAGTACCGTCGTCGGCAGATGTTTGCCGTCGCCAAGGATATTACGACGCCGGACGAGGACCAAGAGGCTCGTGCCAAGCGCGTGTCCGACGCGATTCGCAATCAGCTGCCGGTGCCAGAGGTGCGCTGGCAGGACAATGAGGCGATTCATCAGGATGTGCTGGAGCGGGAAATCCTGCTGCAGGACGACCTGTCACCTGAGATTATTGCCGCCGCGCAGGAGCGGTGGACCGCATTGGCCAATCAGGCCACGCAGAAGCAGGGGGGTGGAGCACCGCCACCACAGGGCGGTAACCCTCCGGCTGGCCCTAGCGCCGCTAGTGTGCCTTCTCTCCCGCCGGGACAAATGCCACTGGCTGCAGGTAACCCTCCGATTGGCGTCGCGCCTATGATGCAGCAGCAGATGGGCGGAGCGCCAGAAGCGGAGGTCGCCGCGCAGCAGTCTGACATCCTGTCTCGCCAATCCTAGGAGTACACGATGGACATTCAGCAAGCCCTTACGGAAGCCGTAGACGCCGCGATGCCGGTGTCGCAGGATACGGAGCCGCAGGACACCGCTGAGCCGCAGGACGCTGTACCGCAGGACGCTCCGGAAGTTGCCGAAGAGGTAGCCCCGGAGGAACCCGCTGAAGAGACGGACGAGTCCACGGACGAAGCGCCGTCATTCCCAGAGGGATATGTGGCCGTGCCGGTCGTCGAGGATGCGCTCGCGACCGAGTTCATCTTGAAGGACGCAGAAGGCGAGGTCGAAATCCCCGCCCTCATCGTCGAGTACAAGGCGAACGGCAAGGTCCGGCAGGACCGGCTCGACCAAGTGGTGAAGCTCGCGCAGTTCGGGGTGTATAACGAGGCGCGTGAGCAGCAGTACAAGTATGCAGAGTCTCGCTTGCAGGAACTGGAGTCGCTCGTGGAGCAGCGCGAACAGCAGATGGAACAGCTGCTGCGCGACGAAGACTTCTTTCTGAGTGTGCGGGATGCGTATGACAATGAGAATACTCCGGAGCGTCGAGCCGAACGTGCCGAGCAAATGGCTGAGCAGGTGCGCATGGAAGCGCAGATGCAGCCACTGTTGCAGCAGGGCGCGGCGTTCTACGAACGAGAGGTTATGCCAGCAATCGACCTGATTGCGCAGACCTTCCCGGCCGTGTCTCCGGAGGATTTGGCCGTCCGCATGGCATATGCGATGCAACTGCACGTCGAGGATGCCCCGAACGGGGAGAAGTATATCCCGCCGTCACAGTATGATGCGGTTCGGCAGTATATCGTCGATGACCTTGCGTTCTGGGCGCAGAATCAACAGGCTCGCTACTCGCGCACGGCTACCGCCCCAGTTCAACAGGCGGCGCTACAGCAAGAGTTGGCTAAGGCACAGGTTTCTGCACAGAAGGCGAAGCGAGCGGTGGGGCAGGCCACCAAGCCCGTGGGTCGTCCGTCGAGTAGTGCCCCTGCAAAACCCAAGGTCGCCAAGGCGGCGACTGTCGACGATGCGCTAAGCTCCGCGATGTCGGAGATTCTCGCATCCATTCGTTAACCTTTCGCTACACACACTCACATGCCCGCTCCTACTGTTATTACCGATGCGGAGCTGACTGGTCTGCTCAAGAACGTCTACTCGCAGTTCCGCGAGAAGGTGCAGAACCTCGTCACTCCGCTCCTCGCCCAGCTTGAGAAGGGCCGCGCTGGCGGCCCCCGTAACATGCGCTGGGGTGGCAACAACGTGTACTTCGATGTCGTGACCGGCCGTCCGGCTGGTGCGACCTTCTCGTCCGCTGGCTATTTCCCGCCCGATACCACGGCGACGGAAGTGCAGGCGAACGTCGGCGTCGTCCGGGCGTACACCACGCGCCAGATTGACGGCCTCGCGTTCGTCGGGACGCAGTCCAAGGATGCTGCCTTCACCACCATCGCCAAGAAGACGATGGAGGAAATCAAGGAGGCGTCCACCCTGCTGATGCAGCAGGCGCTCCACAATAAGTCGGACGGTGTCGTGGCCCTCATCGGCACGGCGTCCAGCACGACCAGCATCATCGTCTCTTCGCCCTACGGCGTGAGCGGCGCTGGGCAGGGGTCGCTTCTCCTCTCGGTGGGCGACTACATCGCGGTGCTCGACACCTCGTCGGCTGACGCGGTGCTCGGCCGCTCGGCCATCACGGCCATCTCGAACAGCGGCGACAACGCGACGCTGACCCTCGGGACGGCCATCTCGGGCATGGCGGCGACGGACAAGATTGTCAAGGCGACGGCTTCTGACACCTCGTTCAACGGCGCGATGAACGGCCTCATCAACATCACGAACCGTGGCGGCAGCTACGCCTCGCTGCACAACATCTCGGCGTCCAGCTACCCGATTTGGGATTCCACTCGCATGGTTGCGGGCACGGATACGCCGGATGCGAACCAGCCCACTGAGTCGGACATCTGGGATTTGATTCAGAAGATTTCCGGCCGCAGCGGCAAGGACGCGATGGTGCGTCCGAAGGACTTCCTCATGCTCACCACGCCGGGCCTCGCCAAGAAGCTCATGGAGTCGATGGTCGGGCAGCGGCGGTTCACCGCTGGCGAGTTCAGCACGACCATCAAGGGCGGCTACAAGGCGCTTGAGGTTGCTGGGATTCCGTGCGTGACGGACTACTACGTCCCGGCGGGCACCATTTACCTCCTCCACATCCCCTCGCTCGCGTGGGTGGATGCGAAGGATTGGGGCTTCGTCGAGTTCGAGGGCGCTGGTCCGTGGCGTTGGCTCTCGGGGCGCGACGCCTTCGAGACGACCTACGGCTGGTACGGGAACCTCGCCTGCCTTGCGCGTAATGCGCACGGCAGCATCACGGGGTACACCGACACGGCGCGTTACACGCACGTCGCGTAACCTTCACTAGGGCGGGGTGGGGGCGACTGCCCTCACCCCAACCTGAGGACAACCTATGCCCTATAACTTCTTTGCTCCAAAGCCGGGTCGGCTTGGGGTGCTTCCCGTCATCCTCGCCAGCGGCCGCATCAACACCGGGACGCTGGCGGCGGGGACGGCGACGCACACCATCGGCGCGCATCCGGCCAAGTGCTACATCAACCGCGCCTCGGTGTCGGCAGGGACGTATCCCACGGCGGCGACTTCGTGCGTGGCGCGGCTCATCAAGTACGACAGCACGGCGAACGCGGCCGTGACGCTCACGGGCGACTTGGACATTAACGACAAGACCGACCGTGAGGCGCTGGCGTTGGCGCTGACCAGCACCCTGACGGACGCCGAGCGGACGCTTAATCCGGGCGATACGCTGGAGTTTGAGATGGTGACCACCGGTGCGGTGTCGGTCCAGCCAGACGACATCGTGTGCGTGGTCGAACTGTACGTCGAGGAGTAAGACCATGCCAGTGCTGCTCAACAGCGCTGGCAAGCCCGAGCCGCCTACCTATGTGGTAGCGCGGCTCCGGGCGCTCCATGCCGGGCTACATCTGCGATTCGTGGAGCACACGGGCGAGCATTGGGCCGTGTGTATGACGTGGGAGCCAGAGGACCGGCGATGGGAGCAAGTGCAGCAGGGTCAAACCGACCCGACTGCTGCGTATGACATTATCGGATACCTGCCGATGCTGTGCAGCGCCGACGAGGCTCCGGCCTATCTGGAGCGCACCCTGCGGCAGTATCCCAAAGACGAGGTGCGCCGAATGGCGGACTTTGTCCAGCAGTACAACGAAACCGCCCCTGTTGCTGCAGCGACTGAAGCCGCGTTGGCAGAGGCGCTTGAACAGCCGGTCGTGCGTAAGCGCGGCCGTCGCTAACCCGAGGACGACGTGGCCGTCACCAAAGCGCAACTGATTGCCCTGACCCGCGAGACGATGGACGCCGTGTCGTCCAGCCGCTGGTCGGATGCGACGATTACGACGGTGCTGAGCAGTGTGTATGGCGACGAGTGGTCGAACATCCTCAACGCGCAGCCGTACTACACGTTTGCCAAGCGGACGGTGACGACGGACGGCGACGGCATGATTGCCTTCAGCGACTTGTCGTCGGGCAGCGGCGACAGCCAGCAGAACTTTTACCGCGTCCTTTCCGTGTCGGATGGCAACGTCCTGTACACGCAGACGCGGTTTCAGGATGTGCCACTGGCCACGACGACCAACTATCTGCCAACCTACCCGCGCCTATTCTACACGGCCGGGCAGAACCTGCAGATTCTTCCGGTGTCGTCCAGTTTGACGCTGTATGTGTACGTCAACTACAAGCCGACCCCGTTCAACCAGTTGGCCAGCGACACCTCGACCATCGACTTCCCGGACGGCGGGGAGCTGATTCTCGCCAATGAGGCGGGCGCGGCCCTCCTCAACAAGGGTGGCGCGGAGTCGGGGGCGGCGCAGGTGCTACGGAACGAAGCCAATCTGTCGCGGACGCTGCTGCTGGACGACCTCCGGCGCTACACCATCCAGCCCACGATGCTGGCCTACCCAGACCAGAAGTACGAGTGGGGTGGCGGCTGATGGCCCGCGAGGTGATTGTTGACCAGCAGCCCGGTATGGCCGGTGGGCTGAACGATGTCTCCGACCCGTCTGCGCTGGCCCCCAATCAGCTCCGCCGCACCATCAACATGCGGCTCACGGACTACGGGGCGGCGACCAAGCGTGGCGGCACCCGGCGTGTCTCCAGCACGACGGTGCGCGGTGGTTCGACTACCAACGACATCCTCAACGGGTTTACGTTCCAGCAGGATAGCGGCAGCAATAAAATCATCGTCGTGACAGATGCCGGGGACGTGCATGCCTCGACCTATGGCACCTTCCCGTGGACGTGGACGACGCTGGCGTTCTCCGGAATGTCCACGACGGTCGCGCCGGACTTCGCCCAGTTCCGGGACGGAACGGGCGCAGACGTGCTGTATATGGCGGACGGCGGGCTGCTCAACAAGTGGGGCGGCACCATCTTCACGCCGTCGCCAGACCTTGTGTTCAACATCCCCAACACGGTCGCCGTGGACACGATTCAGGTCCACAACGAGCGGCTGTGGGGGTGCGGCAACACCACCTATCCGGACAGCATCTTTTACTCAGCACTGAACGACGGGGATACGCTGGGGTATGGCGCGGGCGGGGGTGGGCAGATTGTCGTCCGAACATTTGGAGACGAGCGGATTGTCGGCCTCGCCTCGGTCAACACCAGCCTGCTCATCTTCCACCGGCGCGGTATCTCCCGCCTGACGGGGTACGGACAGGACGACATCACGGCCAGCCCGGCGGGCCTGACGGCGGACGTGGGCACGATTGCCGCCAAGTCCATTGTGGCGAATAATAACATCGCCTACTTCATCTCGGAGCGCGGGCTGTACCGCTGCAACGAGGCGGAGGTGGCGGCCATCGGCACCCCCCAGAAGCCAGACCCCATCCTGCCCATCATCCGGCAGCTGTCGTCGGCGGACTTCGACAAGATTCGCTCCGTGATGAATCGGGCGACCAAGGAGCTGTGGATTACGATTCCCGGCTATGGGTGCTACCAGTACCACACGGTACTGGATGCGTGGTCTGGCCCGTGGGATGGCGGTTACACCGACCCAAACACGACCTGCCTGTTCGAGGCCATCAACAGCAGCGGCCTGCCGGTCATCCTCAAGGGTGATGCGGACGGATGGGTGAGCCTCTGCGACGCGCCCGGCGTCTACCGGGACAACGTTACCGCATCTGGGACCGGGGGAAGCCCGTACACCATGACGGCGCAGCTGCACCGGCTGTACTGCGGGGATGATGCGATGGCCAAGGCGCTCAAGTTCGGCTACCTCACGGCCCAGCTCAAGCAGTCCAACAACTGTGCGGTGACGTGGAGCACGGACACGGACTACGGCAGCTACCAGCTCCCTGTCAGCGATGCCGGTGTCTGGACGCTGGACGATACATGGGACACGGGCGTGTGGGGCGGAGCGGCCAGCAACAACTACCGTATCGAGATGGGCGGGAACGGCTACTACGTTGATGTCAGTATTGTGGACAGCGGCGAGTCGCTTCCGGTGTTCAGTCAGTTTCAGATTTCCACCTTCGCTTTGGGGCGTCGCTAAATGGCTACCACGGTTGGTCAACACTCTGTCGCGGCGTTCAGTACGCCTATCAATGGCGACCCGCTCAACGCCAATGTGGTGCGCGGGAACGACAACGCTGTGCGGTCGGCCTATGTGGACCACGACGCCGACCCCGGCATCCACGTCCAGTCGTCCGTCATCGCCAGCCGTCCGGCCGCGTCGGTTGCCGGGGTTGGTGCCAAGTGGATTACGACGGATAACTCCAGCGTCGAGCCGAATCGCCTGTGGATTAGCGACGGGTCGAACTGGTACGAGGTCAGCTCGCTGCAGAAAGCGCCAAGCGGGAGCGCAGCGGCACCGGCGTTTGCCTTCACGCAGCTGCCGAACACGGGACTTTTCCAGTCCGTTTCAGACCTGTGCGTTTCGGTGGGCGGCACCGAGCGTATGCGAATTAATAGCAACGGATACCTCAAAGTATCCAACACTGGCTCATACTATCTTTCTTCGATAGGGCCACATGCCTTTTCCAGTAATGCTGTTGGCGCTACCGTGTATGCCGGTAACGACAGTGCATCTCCCGGAAGCTCGGCATGCATGGTCCTGAACTATAGTGCGGCACAACCGGACAACAATACAGCAGCGTTTCTTACCTGCAGTGACCTCATTACTCGCTGCATCATTTACTCGGATGGCGACCTTGCCAATCACGATGGCGTGTATGGCACCATTTCGGACGAGCGGCTAAAGCAGGACATTGTTGATGCGCCGAGTCAGTGGGATGACCTAAAGGCCGTTCAGTTTCGCAAGTATCGCATGAAGTCGGATGTTGAATCTGACCCTGATGCGCCGTACCTCCTTGGCGTCATCGCGCAGGAGATTGAACAAACTTCGCCCGGACTGGTGGAAGAAAACTCGATTGACGGCGTCATGACTAAGACGGTCAAGTCCAGCATCCTCCTCATGAAGGCCGCCAAGGCCCTGCAAGAGGCTCAGCTCCGCATTGAGGCGCTGGAGGCTCGGGTGACGGCGCTGGAGGCCGTGTAATGGCCGTCGGGGACTACGACATCGCGCCGTTCGTCTCCCCGGTCGGGACGGAGATTGCCACCATCCAGACTCGTGGCAACGATAACGTCCTGCGCGACAAGTTCGTGTCCCATCAGGCCGACGAGGTGGCCCATCTGCAGTCCGGGCTGGCCTCGGC